TGTTTGGTCGCCGGGTCTTCTACTGCCTTCTTTGTTTTTACTGTTCTTACTTGTTTACTTTTGTTCTGCATCTGTTCTGCATCTGTTCTAAGCTCCCTCCTCCTGTAGCTAGAAAAGTCTTGGTACGACTCATAGTTCACTATCCTTAGATGTGTTCCAAGTGCTGAGTTGGACAGGACTTCGATCCGGCCATCAGCCTCAAGTTGCTTGAGCATCCCAGACACCCTACTCGTAGACCAAGTGATGAGCTTGTTATTGCCCGTGAACGCGCAGTCTTCCCCGATCTTTCTCAGGCTTCTCAGGAACTCACCCTTCTTAATTGTGATCTCCACAGCCCCGCGAGAATATGTGTACTCTCTCTTCCCGTAGTTGGCACTGATGGTGAGGTATATGAACAAACGGAGGACATCCCCAGACCCAGACCACAGATCATTCCCCAGCAGATCCCTGGACAGCAGCACGAACCCACTCATGTGGTCAGGGGGCTGATCGTGATCTCGACTCTGGGGTTCTCTCGGTCCAGCGCACCTTTGCGCCATGACAGTGCTTCGATCTGCTTGTCATCGCTGTACACGGCCCCCTCAAGGGCGTCCAGCAGCCCCTTGAGCAAGTTGGTAGGATCGCGCCTTCTCTTGTCTGGCATAAAGAAGACCAAGCCTACCTCGACAGCCTCGAGTGGGAACACTGGTCGCGGTGGGTTGGTCTGGGCCACAGCCAGCAGGAATACCGCCTCCTTGCCCTGCCGATACCTAGTGGTGAGAACGTGCCCCCGGCCTGGGTGGAAGCGCCGGTTGTCGGGCGTCATAACGGCCCAGGGCAACGTCAACTGTAGGTCGCGTGAGGCGGCTCGCTCACTCTCCACGGTCATACGATTTATACAGTGCTTGAAGGCACTTCATGATGTCATCGTTCGCCTTGTCGAGCGAAGCACGGGCGCTGTCTAACGCCGCTTGGCTTCCGTCACGCAGCAGTGCTGGCGGGACGCGACCAAGGCGCTCTGACGCTCGCTTGACCTCGTCTTGGGTAGCCCCGATCTCGCGCACCAGACCCGGCAGCAGTTGCTCCGCGAGTCCCTGCAATCCTGTATCAGAAGGGGAGGCCATCGCCTGACGCCCCTTTCTCCCCAACGCGCTCTGAGGGCTTGACCCAGGTATCGATTTGGGCGTACCAAACCTCACCCCCATCGTCTGCCAACCTCTTGCTCTGCTTGAGGTCGATACGGAGCCACTCAGAATCCTTTTCGGAGAGGTACTCCATGAAGTCCGCGACCTTGATGCTGATGCGGCCCTTAACGAAATCTGGGGCAGTCGGGCGGGGAGGCGATACAAATAATCCAGTGGGAAACTCTTTGTCTTCGGGCATCAGTCATTCCTTTGTGGGGTTCGTCGGACGGCCCGCCATACGATGGCGTTTCTCCCGGTGGGAAGCCTCTTGCGGGCTCCAGTGTCTTCAATCAAGCCACGGCCAGCCAACTCGCTGCGCCGTGTTCGTAAGCCGCTCCTGCTCTGCGGCGGTCCAACGTACATATTAACCAAGTCGGTGTCGGTCATGGGGCCGAACTTCCTGAAGTGGCCCAGGACCGCCTTCTGGCTATCGCGCAGCTTGTCCGGCGATAGCGACCGTGCGGCGTCGTGCGAGGTGTGGGGATCGGAGTGCCTGGCGTTGGCCTTAAAGAAATCGTCTTGGGTTGGGTCCACGAACTCTTCCTTCGGTGGCGGCGGAACGTCAGACTCGTCCAAGTAAGTGCCGCCACGCCTTCTCTCCCTCACCTCCTGACCTCGCCCTCGAGGAAGGCGATGGCCTTGTTGGCACGGAGCAGGGGGCCTCCCTCAGACAGGATCTCCCGAGCCAACGTCAGGTGCTTGTCCTCGACGCCGCCATGCTCTTCGCAAGCCTGGAGAATCGACTCTAGTACCTTGAGTCTCTCTGCGAGGAGCTTCTCGCCCTCGGCGGCTGTAGGCTTCTTGGTAGGCTTCTTGGTAGGCTTGGCCTTGATGGGCACGGGCACACCGGAGCCATCACGGTAGAGTTGGAAGCCCAAGCCAGTGAGTACGGCCACAGCCTTCACAAAAGCCCTCCACCTCGCGTCGTTGATATCTCTGCTCGACGGGGAGCTTCCCGCACCGGCAACAATCGCATTGAACTTGTGATCCATGACGGGCAGGTCTACCCGACGCGAAACGTCACCGATAGTGACTTCGCAGCCCACCTCCGCGCTCCCGTCTGGGTACAGCGTGACCGGATAGAATTCGTACTCAAACTCTGGGTACGAATCCTGGAGGATGGCGAGGCAGTCGCTCCAGGGAATCCAACTGAGGGTTCGGTTGCCGACACCACGGCTTTTCGTGTACGCCGAAACGTCGATGCCGGACATCTTCTCCCAGATGTCTGCATGGGTTGGAGTCGCCATTTAGTGTGCCTCCCGGCGGCTAAGAGCTTCTCGCCTCTGGCTCACAGCTTCCCAGTACCAGCACAGGGAAGAAGCGAAGGTGAGCAAGCAGATTGAGGTAAGTACCACGAAGGTCAGTGTGATTTCGTTGGGGGAAAATTCCTGCGTGACGGCGGTGGTTGCGCCCAGGGTTGCCCCTGAGAAAAAAAGCAGGAGTGCCAAGCTGGTCACTGACCAAAACTTCGCACCAATCGGAAGATCGTATAGGCTGGTCATTCGGCTTCCCTCGCTCCTTTCGCCTCACCGACATCGTGCGCTGCATCCAGGTAGCTTCGCAGGGTGTTTGGGCTGGCGTTCAGAATTAGGTGGTCATGGGCGGCGGCAGGGTGAGGCCCCTCGCCCCACTCGTTGACCTTGTCTTCGCTGCCATAGCAATTCGTTGGCACCTCGTTGTGCAGGTAGCGGAGAATGATCGGCAGGGCCTCTAGGGATTGCGGGTCTGCCGACCGAACAGTGCCGATCAAGTCGTTGCACAGAACGCGCATCACAAAGCTGCCTGGGTAGTCCCGATACTGTACCCAGCGTTGTATCGCTGCCAGGACATCGGCAGGGGCATCGTGGTATTCGGTGAGGTCATCCATCGTTGTTTCCTTTGGTGGGGGTTGCCATAGGTGGGGGGTCGAGGATGCGCCACTCCCCGGTCAGGTGCTCGCGCACACACTTCGGTATCGGCCTCGAGCCAGCCAGCCAGCGGTAGATCGTTGACGGTGGCCTGACGAGAATCTGGCGAGCGTAGAGCTTGATGCCCATGCCAGAAGAATCGATGGCATCGCGGAGGCTACGCACTGCCCAGTCATCGCCATGTGGTGGTTTTGCCATACAGTTCCTCCATAGTAATCGTACCCATCTTGCCCAGGCAAGTTAGCCGAGGCGACTAACCAATGCAACTACCCCTTGGGGGCGTTCGACGGCTGGTGCCCTTTCGGGGCCGGGGCCGGGACGCTCCCCGAGAGGCCCTCTATACAAGGGATTTGGCCGGGGCTATTGCGCGGCGCATCTCCCCCCACTAAAATAAGTCGCATTGGTATCTCACTAAAGAGGAGAGGATAATGGTAATGCTTGGATTGACTGATTTTCGGGGGAACGTCTACGAGGGAGGTGCGAAGCTCGGCCCCCCTTGCTCGGTAGACGGTTGTGAGGAGGATGCCGTGAGGCACTCCTGCAATGCAGAGCGCGATCCTCACCGGACACACTGGCACGGCGAAATCCACAGTCTCACCGCCAGAACTCTCAGGCCCTACTGCAATACCCACGGGCAAGAGGTTTTGCTCAGAAACGCTGCTATCCAAAGGGGGAGGGAAACCGATGGGTAAGGTGATTTTTGAGGTAGTGAGCGGTGGCCCCGAAGAGGACGGGGGGGATGGCCTCAAGGCGATGGAGGAGATGTTTCGCGTCGAAGTGGCAAAACGCCTAAAGCCGACGAAGCTCTGGGAGTGCCGCTGCGAGTGCGGGGAGATCCTGGGCTCTGGGTACAAGAGGCGCATCAGCCTCGCCCGAGTCGTTCCCCACTGTGAAGGGATGGGGGTGCGGTGGGAGCCGCAGAACCCCGCAACCGATGACCCGAACGAGGGAGGGACCGATGGCTGATTTATCTTGGATTCTACCTGACGGCGAAGACCTCGAGGAAGCACTGGAGGACTTCAAGGTCGAGGTGGAGAACCCCGAATTACTGAAGGCGCGGCACGATGCCATTCGGGCTTTGGCCGATCCGTATCGCACCCCGGAGCAGAAGCAGCGCGAGGGCGATATGGATGCCGAGCTTGAGGACATCGCGTGGCAATACGGAGATGACGAATGAGCCGGGGCTACAAGGCCGAGGTTCTGGTCAGCGGCGAGTGGGGCCAGAACGCCATCGTATGGCCTGACCTTGAGTCAGCGGAGGAAGCTGCTCGCGACCTCTGGTCCCGGTGGACGCTCACAACCGACCACAGAGCCGTGGAGGTGGACGAGGAGCCGAATCGGCCCACCTGGGCCGTCCACGTTGCGGCCCACGGTCCCCCACCGAGGAGCGTGAGGCTCTAACGCCTCCGACCGGGGGAGTCGAGGGGTTCGGGGCTGCGGCCTCGGACCCCTCTTTTCGGAGGTAGTCTAGCCCCGGCAACCCTCGCCTCGTCGCTTAGGCGGCCAGTGAGAGCGTCGAAATTCCCACCCATCGCCCAAAACAGCTACCCGTGGACCCCAAGCTCCAGTTTTCGCGCCCATCGTACCCAGGAGCGTTTCTCCCATCCCCGCCTCGAGCCCATGCCGTCCATGCCGTCCATGCCGTCCATGCCGTCCATAAGGCCCATAAGGCCCATAAGGGCTTTTCTGTTTCTCGGCCCCTCGGCCCCTCGGGTCGGGTCGGGGCTCGGAGCTTGGGCCGAAATTCTAACGAGCTACACAAAAAAACGGCCCCGTTGGACGGCTCCCCGAGGGGCTAGAATCGGCCCCGATATCGGCCCCGAAAAAACTGCCCTATATAGAGGGGGGCTTGTGCGTCTATATGCAGGGCATTATATATAGTCACGTTAGAGCAGTATCCACCTAGACGGAGATCAGAAAAATGACGGACGCAGAGACGAAAGAACGGACGGCCCTCGCTAGGGAGTGGGTCAGGTGGGACGGACGCAAAGGAACGGACAAACAAGTTGAGAAGGTAACCCTTTCGCTGGAAATGCTGCGCCGTATGTGCGTCGCTC